GACAAAGATCGAAGCCTTACGCGCAATGGAACTTACTTCGGAGGTGCCTGATGTTGTTGCAGAAGAGAGTTCTAAAAAAGAATTGTCTCGCGATCTTGAAGGTACAAAATTCAAGCGTGTTGAAGCAACAAGTTTCAGCATGGTTGACGAAAGGAGCATGGAATTTCCATTCAGCTCTGAATATCCCGTGGCTCGTTACTTTGGAAACGAGATCTTGAGCCATGGCATGGAGTCTGCGAATCTTTCGCGACTCAATGATGGCGCACCGCTTCTTTATAACCATGATCCAGATCGCATGATCGGCGTTGTCGAACGTGCTTGGGTTGATGGTGAGAAGAAACGCGGTTACGCCAAGGTGCGCTTTTCGCGCAATAAATTTGCGCAAGAAGTGCTCCAAGACGTTCGCGATGGAATCCTTCGCGGCGTTTCTTTCGGCTACTCCATTGATAAAATGGAGGAGCGTGAAGATGGCCTCGTAGCTACCAATTGGTCGCCTTACGAGGTTTCGTTAGCTGTTATCCCAGCTGACCCCACTGTCGGAGTTGGGCGTTCTCTTGAGATCGACGACTCTGACCTAAATGTTGAGGTTGAGCGTTCTTTACAGGACGCCGACCCTGACACTGCGGCTTCGACCGCATCTCCCGTAAACACAGTGACTGAAGTCATGGAAAGCACCACTACTGATGTGGAGGTGATCCGGTCCGAGGCCGTAGAGGCCGAACGTAACCGGATTGCATCCATCAACAAACTCGGCGAGCGTCATAACCTCTCCGATCTTGCACGCGAATTGATCTCCGGCGGCCAGTCTGTCGATGAGGCTCGCGCTGCTGTCCTCGAAAAAATCGGAACTCAACCCGTGGAACACAGCATCACCGCCAACGACATCGGCCTCTCTGACAAGGAGACCCGTAGCTTCAGCTTCGTCAAAGCTCTGAACTATCTCTCTAACCAGGGTGATGCTCAGGCTCGTCGCGATGCAGCATTTGAAATTGAAGTTGGCGAGGCTGCTGCCAAGCAGTACGAGCGTTCTTCAAACGGCATCGTCATTCCTAACGAAGTCCTCCGTCGCGACTTGGTTGTAGGTACACCTACAGCTGGTGGCGACTTGGTTGACGACGTGCTTCTGGCTGGAAGCTTCATCGACCTGCTTCGTAACCGCTTGTCAATCGCTCAGGCTGGCGCAACGATGCTGACCGGGCTGCAGGGCAATGTATCGATCCCCCGTCAGACTTCTGCTGCTACTGCTTACTGGGTTGGCGAGAACGCTTCTCCCACCGAGTCTCAGCAGGCCATCGATCAAGTAAATCTTTCGCCAAAAACTGTAGGGGCGTTTGTTGACTACTCAAGGCGTCTTCTGCTTCAAAGCAGCATCGACGTTGAAGGCATGGTTCGTAACGACCTTGCCCGTGTGATCGCACTGGAAATCGACCGCGCTGCCATCTACGGCACCGGCTCTTCCAACCAGCCTCAAGGCTTGACCAACGTGAGCGGTATTGGCTCCGAGACCCTTACGGGCACCGGCACCTTCACTGAGTACATCGCGATGGAGACCGACGTTGCTGCAGCCAACGCTGATGCTGGCGCTCTTCGTTACATCGTCAACGCCACCACTCGTGGCGGCCTGAAAGGCACCAAGAAGGACGCTGGAAGCGGCGAGTTCGTCTTCGCTGATAACGAGATCAACGGTTATCCCGTGATCGTTTCCAACCAGCTTGCTTCTAACGACGCACTGTTCGGTGACTTCTCCATGTTCATCATGGGCATGTGGTCTGGCTTGGATCTCACTGTTGATCCTTACGCTGGCGCTACTGCTGGCACCGTTCGCGTCATCGCTCTTCAGGATGTTGACTTTGCTGTCAAGCAGCCTTCTGCCTTCTGCTTCGCTAGCTGAAGCTCATGAGAGTTGAAATCACACGCAATGTGATGATCAACGGGGAGCCTGTGAAAGCAGGCTCTTTTGTTGAAGTGGATCGCGTTTTAGGAACACTGTTACTTAACAGCGACAAGGCGAAGGTTGCTAAAGAACCTGAGCCTGCACCGGCTTGCCCACCCAAGCCAGCACCTGTAAACCCGGCCAAGGCACAGCCCGCTCGACGTGGGCGTGCCAAGGCTCCTTCTGGAGAAGACTGATGACAATTCTTTCTGTAGGGCTTGAAAAGCTTTCGCATTTTGCGTTAGCTCCAACAGCTTCACGCACATCTGCCCTCAGCGGCACTGCTGTTGATCTGAATGACTACGAAGGCGACATTTGCGTAATTCTCGATGTTGAGAATGGCGGAACATCAACTTTGGATGTCAAGATTCAATCAGCTGACACATCTGGTGGAACTTATTCTGACGTCTCTGATGCCTCGTTCACTCAGGTGAGCACAAGCGCAAGCAAGCAGACGTTAGTTTTTGACAAAGGAAGCGCCAAGCGTTTCATCAAAGCTGTTTCAACAGTATCTACTTCAACTCACACCTATAGCGTCAATGCTTTTGGTGCTTTGAAGTACGCATGATCACGGTATGCGTCTAGCCTTAGCTAGGCGCTTTTTCTTATGGCATTTGCAGAAGACTTAAGCGTTTTTTTGAGCAGTGCTGATTTTGCTGTTCCTGTTACGGCTGGGTCCACTTCAGGGCTAGGGATATTGGACATGCCAAGCGAGATCATTGCTGACGGAGTGGTGCTGACAACTGATTACAAGCTGACTTGTGAGTCGTCAAAATTTGGAAGCTTGTTGCATAGTGATTCGATAACGGTTGACGGAGTCAACTACACTGTCAGGAGCGCGAACCTCATCGACGATGGGAAATTCGTTGAGTTAATGCTGATGAAGAATTGATGACTGCTGAAATCGGCTACTTCGCAGACAATTCCAAGAACATTTATTCTTGGGATCCTCTCACTGCTGATGGATCAACTTCTGCGGTAAAGCTTGCGGGTGCGAACTATGTGTTTGTTCATAAAATTGTGGGTGGGAATATAACTGTTATAGATGAGGGCTCTTTGAATGGGACTGATTGGTTCGAGCTTGAGTCTCATTCTCACTCCGGTAGCGGTATTGATGCCCACTTTTATTCCAACAGTCCCGTCCTTTATGTCCGGTGTACTGCGAGCAATATAGGTAATGGCGAAGAGTTCCACGGTTCTGTGATGTGTGATTGATGACTACCAGACGCGAACAAATCCTGTCGCAGATTGCTACGACACTGGCCAGTACAGCTGGCGTTAGTGGGAGGGTGCACAGGTCAAGGGTCACAGCGGCAGCCAGAGCTGAGACGCCAATGATTGTTATAGAGCCAGTCAATGACGTTGCGCAGCAGTCAACTTCATTGCCAAAACTTGATTGGACAATGCGCGTAAGAGTCGTTGTAATCACTCGATCTACGACTCCCTATACGGATGCTGACCCCGTAATCGAATCACTGCATTCACTGCTAATGGCAGATTTAACCTTGGGCGGTTTAGCTATTGATATTCAACCTGTAATCACGAATTTTGACTTCTTTGATGCTGATCAACCTGCTGGTGTGTTTCCCAATGAGTACGACGTTAAATACAGAACTCAGGTAGCAGACCTTACTGCCTACTAAGGTCTAAGCAGTTGCAAGGATTACGATGAAAGACGAGTACAGCGGTCAAGGTGGGTCGTATTTAATCGATCCAGAAACCGGAAAACGCACTCTGATCCAGCGAACACTTCCCGCCGACACCCCACAAAAAAATGGCACCACTTCTTCTACGGAAACGACTGATTCTGATCGAAACAGAGTCGAGCTACGGCGTCGATCCAACTCCAACCGGAACGGACGCGGTTTTGGTGAGGGATCTGAACATCACGCCTCAGCAGAGTGATGTTGTCAGTCGCGACTTGATTCGTCCTTATTTAGGCGCTTCAGAACAACTGTTGGCTAACACTCGCGTTGAGTGTACTTTCAGCGTTGAGCTGGCTGGTTCTGGTACTGCTGGAACTGCTCCTCAGTACGGCAAAGCACTACAGGCTTGTGGCCTCTCCGAGACCATTTCTGCTGGAGTAAGTGTCACTTATGCGCCAGTCAGCGCATCTTTCAGTTCAGTCACCATTCACTACAACATCGATGGTGTTCGCCACAAGGTGACTGGTGCTAGGGGAACATTCACGTTGAATGGATCCGTGGGAGAAATTCCAACCATCGACTTCACGTTCACTGGCATCTATAACGCTCCTGATGATTCAGCATTGCCTAGCGTTACTTACGCAAACCAGGCAACACCGCTGATCTTCAAGAACGGCAACACAGACACCTTCTCCTTACTTTCTTACTCTGGCTGCTTGCAGTCGGTGAGCATGGACATCGGCAACACGGTCGTGTATCGCGAGTTGATTGGCTGCGACAAGGAAGTGATCATTACTGATCGCAGTGCAAGCGGCAGCGTAAGCATTGAGATGGTTTCAATCGCCACGAAGGATTACTTCACCGCTGCATTGACTGACAGCGCACTGGGCAACCTTACCTTCCAGCATGGCACTACAGCTGGGAACATCGTTGATTTTGCTAGCACTAGCATCGACATTGGCGATGTGAGCTATGGAGACCAGGACGGCATTGCGATGCTGAACATCCCATACACTGCGATTCCGTCATCAGCTGGTAATGACGAGTTTAGTTTGGTGTACACTTGATCTGTCGCAGCTCTGCTCTAGGACGCTAGGGATTCCATCTGTACTGCACTCCCTGCAGGGGCCGCACCCGCCAAGACCCTCGGTGTTTACATGCAGCGAGGGTCTTGTGCTGCATAGGCAACCTTTCTGGTCCTGCAGTACGGCCCTTTTATTGTTGTAAGCTAATTGCAGTTAATTTTGCTCAATGGCATTCGTTCGCAAAAAGGTCAAGACTTTCAAGTGGCCTGTAACCGTGGAAGAGCCTGCTGATGGAGGAGTTTTTGATGAATCCACTTTTGACGCAGTGTTCAAGCGCGTACCACGTTCTGAGTTCCAGAAGCTTGCAGACAAGGGTGATCTTGACTTACTCAAAGCAGTGATGACTGGATGGGAAGGAATCGAGGATGAAGACGGCAAACCGTTGCCGTTCTCCCAGGTAGCAATGAAAGAATTTGCTGATGATCCTTATTGGATTCGTGGTGTGCTGAAGGCGTATACGGAAACGTTTGAAGGCGCAAAACTGGGAAACTAAAAGATGCCGTCAAGTATTGGGCGAATGGCGGCAAAAGGATAGATGATAAAAGTGCTGATGACGCAGCGGCATTTGGATTGAAGCCGCAGCGTCAAGCCGCTCCTGAAGAGGAGCACTTTGATGTGTGGGAAGAAAATTGGGATGCGTTGATGATGTTCTTGCGAATGCAAACGCAATGGACCGTCACGATGGGAGGTTACGTTGGATTGAAGTATGAGGTACTTCTTGGTGCATCAGGACTGATGTCCCTTTATGATGTAGAGAATCCCCGTGAGATGCTGGAGAGCCTTCAAGTAATGGAAGCTGCTGCACTCTCTGAGCTGAACAAGAAAGATGGCAAGTAAGACTGTTTCGCCTGTTGATATTGTACTTAAAGTAAGTGGCAGCGAAAAGCTGCAAAAATTAAACAGCTCGTTTCGCGATCTATCAAAGCAACTCAACAAGCTTTCAGCCGGAGACCTTCAGAAGGCAACTGATGACGTACGAAAGTTTGCTGCAGAGGCCGGTAGTAGCGAAGCAACAATAAAAGGTCAGATCAAGGCGTTTGA